CGTATCAGTCGTGAGACACATCTCTGTTCCGACGATCGTCGCTCCTGTCACCACCTCCACAGGTGTCGTTGCCAAAGAAACTGATTTGCTATCCGGCTCGACTTCGCACACCAGTGGCTGAATTCCAAACACGGGAATGCTTTTAAATTCAGGATACGATAACGCACAACCAGTCGCTGACAACAAATCGTTTTCTAAGTCAGTACTTCCAAGAACTTTCACATCAACTGGCGTACCGTACAACGCAGAGTTGGTTACGACTACGTTGTACATCTGTTCGTTTGGGTCCCAAAACGCCCAGCCTTTTTCTCCTTCAACAAGACAACCCGATGCAAGTGTAGGTGCAGTTTGTATTCGATCTTGGAATTGTACGCCGTCTGGAAAGTAGTTGGTCGTTGGATCTTCACCTTCTGCGAAGTCATTTCCGTACTCCCACTTATCGACGCTATCTACCTTTGCAACAAACGCAACAGCTATCCAGCGAGCGATCGGTAGCTCGACCTCCGTAATCTGCCACAGCACTGCTGGGTCCGCTGTTCCAGAGTACGGTGTAATATCGTTGCAGGCGTTTTGCGGTCGCTGCGGTGTTGTGACTTTTTCGATCATGCACCACGACCCACGCTTGGCTGAAAATCGATTCGGGTTTGTAGCTTGTAGTTTGTACTGATACACCGCTGGCACTTGCGGATCAGTTACATTTGTCCAACTTTCGCAGTAGTCGACATCAGGCCAACGCGAGGCAAAGTTTGAGCTATTCCCAAAATACAAAGTACATACATCGTCGACGGTAGGCATCTGGCCAGTCGGTCTGCTCTTTGCTGTTCCTCCGCTTCCACTTCCACTCTCGTAAACGTAAACCTTCATTCTTTCTACCGTCTGCGTACACTGCTCGACTTCATACCGAGGGTAGTCGGCGGTCGACGGTGGATCGGTATCCGGAGCCTCCGTCCACACCGCGTAGCCTATGGAGCCTCCGCAGGGAAAGTCACTGACCGCAGCCGGCGTGAAATTCATGTTGGCATAACCAATCGCGTGTGCGAACAACTTTCGCGGATCGTTTACGACAACTTGATCGCCTCGGACGAGTCCGGTGTTCCCAAAAGTATCGAGGACGTTTGCCAACGCCTGTCCGGTATCGTTAAACTTATTTTCCAACACAAACCGGATGCGTTTTGTAGTCGAGCCGCCTCCGCCGGTCGAGCAGTTGTCGATCGCGTAATAGGCTCCGTCCGCAAATATGCAGTAGCCGGTGTGACCAACCGACAAAGATTCTGGGCGACAGTCCGCCTCGAAAGAAATCGTCACCGGATCGCTGCTGAACTGCTCGTCGTAGAGCGTGTGGATGTGACCGGTCCCTGACGAGCCGCCTGTGTACGTTTCAGTCAGTTTGTAAAGCCACAACGGCTGGACGTCCGCAAGGTCGACAACAGCCCTGTCTGTACCCACCAAGTTGAGAATACGGTAGCCGGACGAGCTACGCTTCATTGCCAGAGAGTTGTACGGATCAGGAAAAGCGTAATCGCCTACGCCGGAAGCTAGCTCGACGATCGCACCGCCGTTGTAGGTAAACGGAGCCACCTCGTCTGCTTTCACCGGTCGCTCGGCTACAACGATCTTGTGGCAGTTTTCCGGCCAAAGTACATCGGTGACACTCAAAATATGAGTTGGAGCGATCTCGTAAACGTCTGTGGTATTTCCTAAATAGGAATCGACCGCCCAGACTTCACCGATTGCAATGTCGACGTGAGCCTTGCAGTCGACTTTTGTGGTGTTGATCAGACTTACGCTCGTACCGTCACCAGCCCCTCGGTCCGGTAGCCGGTCGATCACGCGATTCCAATTAGTCGCAGTCAGTACGCTACCAGACTGCTGTTTTAAGTTTGAGCTATCTTTTGCCATTGCCGATCACGGAGTTGGAGCCGCACAAATCTTCATCGTTGAAAAGTCCGCCTCTTCATACACTTTCGCAACGTACGCTGCTCTCGGTGTTGCCACTTTCAGTCCGGTCGCTGCGTCTTGCTCCTGCTTGAAGTTGAACCAAATATAATCGTGACCATCTTTGTTGATTCCGGTGATACCGCCTATCGAGTAGCCGGTGACGTTTGGCGAAATTTCAAACGCAAAATTCAGAACCGGATCTTCCGATACCAAGTCGCCGGTCGCTCCTAAAAACAATACCTCGCCCGCAGCGAAGCATAAAAACGCGGCATCGTTTACCTTGCCAGTGCATTCGTACAAAACCTGTGCGTAGGCACACGGGCTGGAAATATACTCCCCAGCGATTTTTGCTTTCACCGTGATTTTCAATGACGGAATGATCTTAGAAACTCCCTGTGGGTTTCCGTCCGCGTCGACGTTGATCGACTCTGCAAAGTCCGGAGCAGTTTCGCCTGACGCTGCGAATCGAGTTTGAGAGAAAGCCGACTGCGTGTTCACAGTCGCACCGGTAGTATCAATCGAAATCGTACAGCCGCCGACCTCTGGCGTGTAATCGTAATTGGCCACAAACTCCCAAGCGTCCGGTCCGCCTTCTGAGTACAACGCCCAGTCCATGTTTTTCAGGCCGAGTCCATCGTAGCTGTACAGGCCGATGGTCGCAGCGTATGAAATTAAGGTCGCTCTGCAAACGATCGGATCGGAGCTTCCGCGTACAAGCCAACGCCGCATACCGGTGTTGTTGTCGGCGGAGTCCATACCGCTTCGACCGGACAACTCGCGGATCGTAATCCCGCTGGGAGCGATGATGATATCTGCCATTTTTATTTCCTAAGCTAGAACTGCTGCGTTTCCGAGTTTTGTGTTCTCGGCAATGATCTTCGTGTTTGCCTCGTTCCTTTTCTGTACCTTTAATTGCTGCTGGGCGATCGTGTTTCGTCCGCCTGCCATTGCCTCTGCGGCTGCAATTGAGAACGTGCCGCGATTCTGAACGCCCTTTCCAGCCTCGGCCAACACCGTTTCTTGATGTCCTTTTAATTTAGTCAGCTCATCTTTGCGTTGCTGTTTTTTTGCTTCGGCTTCGGCTGCTTGGTCGCCAAGGTCGGCTCGTATTTGTGCAAGCCTCGCTTCTCGCTCCTTCTTTCTTGAAGCCATGTCGCTCTGGTTATCTTTCCGCCAGCCTTCGGCTGTGTCAGCCATCGCACTTCCAAAATCTTCTAAGCCCTCGCCGGCTCGCAGAATAAAGTCGCCGGTAGAACCGAAGGCGTCGACCGGTCCGCCGATCGTTCGGACGCCGGACAGCTCACCAATCATTTCTGTGACGTTGTTATACACTTCGTTGTAGTAAGACTGGTAGCCTTTTAAGGCTGACTGAATCCACATTCCGAGCTGGCCGATTACGTTCGCGATTGCTTTTGCCATGCCCGCAGCAGTGTCGACCATCACGTTCATCGCTGTGTCCCAGTAGCCGGCAATGCCCAACGTCAAATCGATGAACGTACCTTCCAAGGCGTCCATCACGATCGCCCAAACTTGATCGATGTTTCCGTCCGCGATCGCTCCTACGATCGCTCCAATTGCATCCTGCCACATTCCGACCAAGGGACCAAATCGCTCGATCACAAAATCGATCGCCTTTGAAATAAACCCGAAATAATGTTCGGCAGCAAAACCGACTGCCGCGAGTCCGCCTACGATCAAACCCAACGGCGAAAGTATGAAACCGAGAGCCGTAGCGATACCAGTAATCGCAGCTCCGATTCCTATAAACGTGAAACCGAGAGCCGTGATTGCTCCGCCTAGTCCGATTACCGCAGCTGCTACGCCTGCAACGATTCGGATCGTCGACCGGTTCTCGCGAATGAAACCAACCACTCGTTTTGCAATGTGGGCAAAGGCTGTGGCTGCTTCCGCCAACGCCGGAGCCAATGCAGCTCCGACTTGCTGAACAACGCCTTTGCCTACGCTCGTGAGGCGGTTCATCGCGTCAGTGTATTCCGCAGCCGCATCGGCGTCTGGACCGCTTAGGGACCGCCCCAGCTCGTTGGCTTCCTCGCGTAGCTCTTTGATACCGGCGGACCCCTCGGCTAGCATCGGCAACATCTGCCGTCCGGCTCGGCCAAACAACTTTTGAGCGACCGCACCCCGCACCGACACGTCCTCGATGCCGGCGATGCCGTCAGCGATTTTCATAAATTGTTCTTCGGGATTTAGCCCTTGCAATTCTTCAAAAGTCAAGCCAATTTCCGCCAAGGCATCTTTCGGCATCTTGCTCCCTTGAGCCGCGTCGAACAACGCCCTCGACAAACCGAAAAACCCCTTCTCTACGTCAGCGACCGATGCTCCGGACTGCTCCGCAGCAAAGGCTAGCTCGGACAGGGCTGTAGCCCCCACACCGGTCCGTGCTGACATCTTGTGGATTTCATCGCCTATCGAGGCAAACTTAGCGGTCGCAGCGAGCAGGGGAGCCAACACGGCGGTCCCTGCGGCTGCTACGCCTGCACCAGCCATCGCAGCCTGTCGTCCGAAACTTTTGAATTGTTGGCCAGCCGCCTGTAAGCCCTTTTTCATATTAGGCTTCAATCCGAGGCTGACGTAGGCTTTCCCTGCTTCGACTCCACTTGGCATTTTTAACTCCAGCTATCTTTGAACGCTTCGTTTAGGTTTCCGGCTTGCAGTTCAAACTTTAACGCCGGCTGCATGAAAGGCCGAGGTTTAATTGTGATTTTGCGAGTCCGGTGGCGTAGCTTTTTACCGGAACGTGAATTGGCTCTTGTCGTCCGGACCCACCGCCCTTCGGTTTTCGATTTTCCAAACTGCTGCCAATGCTCTTTGATCGAGTAGCTTCCGCCGTATTCTAGAGTTGCCGGTACAGTCGATTGGTTTTTTGCTTTGCCATCGGACCGATGCTGAATCACCGGACCCACAACGCCGGTCAGAGCGTGATAGTCGTACTCGTACCGGATCACCGACAACGCCTTTCTTGTATGGACGTGAGGAGGCTTACCAGCCTCAGACGGTCCCTTCTTCCGGCGTAGCTCTTTTGTCTTTGCTCGCGTAGCGATGAAGCCAAGTGACTCGCGGACGCCTCTCGCAGCCGAACGATGGTTGGCTTTGTCGATGCGTTTTTGGTCCCACTTTATTTTAGAAACCTTGGTTTCTATTTTTGTTCCTACGCTTTTGAGCATCGACAAGCCTCTGGTATTCCTTGGCTGGGTCCGCAATATCTCGGCTGTCCCGATAGGGGTTTAGCTCTGCCGGCTGCACAGGACGGTCGACAAAACAAGACAAAACGTGAGCCGAGATGTGCGTTGTATGATCCCACTGTTCCGTCCGCACCTTTCTACTTAAAGAAGCTAGCTCGTAGAAGGTAAGATCTCGCCAGTCGATTCCGGTAACGGCTCCGATGTGAAAGATGTCGATCCATTGATCGTCCGCGTCAGTAGCTGCTCGAATTCGCTGCTCCGAAACTTCTCTCTCTCCTTCGCTGTGCCGGTCCGGTATGCCTTCGTCAGCTTCTGAAATTTCGTTTGACCCAGCTCCGCGTAAAAAAAAATTAATTCATCCAGCAAAGCGTCAGAGGCTTTTTCCGCGTAGTCGTCCGAGCAAAGCAAAAGATCAAAATTGTCGATCGAGATGTCACGAGCGTCCGCCTGCTCTTTGACCAACCACCAAACGTAGGTCAGTCGATCGAGTAGGCTCGACATCAAACGAGTCCAATCGTTCTCGTTAAAAACGTCCAACGCAAATTTGGAACGCACCTCGCGGACTCGCCCAAGCGTAAGAGCGACCGTCCAGACGTTTCCGTTTCTATCGTTAAAAGTATGCGGCATTGTGTTTCCCCAAAAAAGTACAAAGCAGCATCGACCAACGCGATGCTGCTAAGTGATTTTACCACCCTATGGAGTAGGTGGGTAAGGCGTCCGAGCGATTTGATCGCCCGATGCATCGTAGGCGTCCGAGAGCGAAAAAGGAACGCTCGCGACTACAGGATCGCCACCGTTGGCTGTCTCAGCAAACTGGCCGAAGATACAAGGAGCCCTCCAACCGAGAGCGTCAGGGTTTACGGTAGTGCCGTCTGACTCATAAAGGCTTTGATTGATATGAAGTAGGTCGACGATATCGCCGGCCTCGGAAGCCCCCTTGAGGAAGTCGTAAACTTCATCCGGAGTCGCAGCAGTCGTCCGCCGGCGGACGTACTCCATCGAGCCGTTAAACGCTTGATAACCCGGAATCTGGCTCGTGTTTTGAGAGCCGTGAAATTCAACGTCCGCCAAAGATGGACCATCGTTCACGGTAATGTTTCTGGCTCTGAACACTTCCGCCCATACTGGCGTAGCGTACGTTCCGGTGTTGTAATACAAGAACGTTTCTTTACCGGAATACGCTCCTCGTTGAAGGTCTGAAGGCATCGTAGGGTTTCCTTTATTCGTCAGCCATGTCGTAGAATTGAATTGTTAAAATCGTGAAGAACAAACCGTTCTCGTAATACGTTGGAACGTCGACGGATACCTCTTGCGTCAGCTCGGTCAGTCGGTGACCGGCCAAAGGATTCTTCGAGAGAGCCGTTGCAGGCGTCCAAAGATCGATCACGGTTTCTAAGATATCATCGCTACTATCAGCTGCAGCGACCTCAATCGTTCGGTAACTTTCTTTTGCTTCATCCGATGCTGGGTATCCGCTGTTGCTTGGGTTTCGAGCCATGAAAACCACCTCAATATCAACAAGCCGGCTCGCCGGTCCCATCGATACCGTGATGGTTCTTTTTGATACCCTCACCGCGATCACCGGCTCGTCCAACTCTTCCGGCGAGTAGTTAGCAACCACACAGGTTTCTACACGCTGAGTAGGCAAAGCCGACTGGATCGCGGATGCTACCGCATCTCTTAAATCACTAGCTCGCGACATCAGACCTGCTCGTGTGTAGCCGATAGAAAGTTTTAAATCCGTCCGACCACGCCCAAAACGCACCGTTGCCAGTCTGCAAGAGATCGTAGGAATACCCATCGTAAATGATGCGATCCCCTCTCGACGGCTCGACCAACGCACCGGCGATGTTCAGCTCTGCCGGATCGACAATAAAATCGACCGACTTTAATTGCTGGTAGGCATCGCTGACGTTTTGATCTTGCCAGTCCGTTGCTCCGACCACCGAAGTGATACTGAGATTGATATCGCCTCGACGGTACACGATCACAACGCCCGCACTCATGAAGAGTCGAGCGTTGTGGTTTTTCAGACCGTCGAGGAACATACCCATCGAAACTTAAACCAGTACTGATTCGGAATCGGTGATAGCGTCAGTCACAACGATCGGCAAGTTGAAAGCCGCCTGCGGGAAAGGAGCAGGAGCCCCAGTTGGATTCGTCGCAGTCCGGCTAGCTTGCAGCTGCTGGAGAGAGCGACGATTCATCGCGAGGTGAGTCGGCTGACGAGCAGCTGGAAAACGACTGATCCCATCGCTGATCAAGTCGTCGGTCAGGCTGTTTGCGGAAGCGTCCAAGTTACAAATACGCCCAACGGAAAAGATCGACCCGATTTGCAGACCGAGGTATGCACTCACGGGAGTCACATACGCGTTGAAAATGCCAGTCGTCGCACCGTCCATCATTTGCTGGTAGGTGTCGCCGATGCTGATATTGCCATCGTTTCCGGTGATCAAAGTAACGTCAGTCAGAGCCGAAACCGATCGGATGAGGTACACGCTCGATGCGGCTGACGAACCGCCGGCGTTGACAACCATTGGATCAGCCGCACCGTTGATGGTTGAGGCGTCCGCAAGTCCGGTGAAGCCGTCCGCGTCTGCACCAGTGCCGTAAATCAACTGCTGCTCGGCTTTGAAGAAGCCGGCCTGCAACGCTCGCTGGCTTTCGCGAGCCAACCACGCCTCGGCACCGTAGCGGTACTCGTCCGCGTACATTTGATCGACATGGTAGCTGCAATCTAGCAGAGCCAAGTCGAGGGAAACTTTTGTGTCCTCGCTGTGGCTTTGATCGCGTCCATCATTGATCGACCGGAAACCGACAACGGGAGCCGTAGTCTCTTTGAGGTATTTGTGCTGCGTACCGTTGCTGGCGAAGTCTGCGACCAGTGCGTTAAGCAGAGGTGAGTCTTGCAGCAAGTCGCTGATGCCGTCGACGTCCGAAAGATTTTGATCGTTGATTTTGATCAGCTCGGACAGGGGTGCAGGGTTTTGAGCCATTGCTATTTCTTCTTTTTATTAAATGGTTTTTGTGTTGAAAACGAAAGTAGCCCCAAACGCAATTTTAGTTATTGCGAATGTTGAACATCGACTCGTAGGAAACCTTGGTGTCGGTCGGCTGCGTACCGGCAGTTTCAATCGGCTCAGTTTCGCCGAAGGAAACTTCTTTGAACTTGGCGGTCAGTGCAGCGACCTCGGCGATCGCAACTGCCAACTTTGTTTCGACGATTTCGACATGCTTAAACATGGCATCTTCGTAAGTCATACCGTCGAAAAACCACTCCGTACCGTTTTCGACTCCGTACGCCTCGGTAAACTTTTTATGTTCAGCGAGCATCTCTTGGCGGGTGTCAGTCTGATCACCCTGATTTTCTTGTGGCATCTCTGGCACCTTAGAACTGGAAATTTGTAACTCTTGCTCGTTTAACCAACGTTGGAAAAACGCCTTAGCTCGATCGGAATCGACTCCGAAAGATGCCTGTGGTTTGTCGTCCGAAAGTCCAACGCAGTACTCCAAAAAGGAGCCGGCGTCAGCCGAAACGGATTGTCGGTGGAATAGTCCATCGGGATTCGCAGCTGGCTCGTCGACTACATCGGCGGCTCGAAGTTTCGCCACGCGAGCGTGAGGCAAATTCTTTTCGTTTGATTCGTCCGGCGAGGCGAAGCTACCGTCGACCGTGAACTCGTTGTAGTGGTCCTCGGTCGCCTCTTGGTCTGTGTCAAAGACGATCGAAAGGCCAGCCGCCGTTGGGTCCTCGTTGGCTAGCATCATCACGTACTCCGCCAAGTCGCCTTCCGGCGTAGCGTGAGCCGACTCAAAAAAATGAAGGTCGCCCAGCACCTTCTCTCCTTCTCGGCGTAGCGATTTCACTCGTCCGAGCGTCCGACCTAAACCATCGCTGCTCATCGTCGGATGCGTGAACCGAGCTTTGACGCCGGCTTCGGACGCACCGCCGGCTACTTGGTCGAGCATCGCCGAATCGATCCACATATCGTGCCCCAGAGCCTCGCCCTGCGTGATCAAAGCCACGTTGGACAAAACACCCGCACCGTAATCGCCGGCCTCCTCGCGTACGTCAGGACGGTCAGACTCGGAAATCGTAGCCTGATCGTACCGGACAAAACTGGGAGCAGCTTCTAGGTCAATTTTCGGCATCGTCGGAGGTATCCTCTTCGGGAGTTGTTTCGTCTGTCTCGTCCTCGATATCCTCGCCATCGTCGTCCGTGTTCGGCTCCTGTGGCGTTTCAATCGGTTCTTGGTCTGGTTTGTCCGGTACAGCCCAAGCCGGCGTTACGCCGGCTCCTAGTGCGTACTCGGTAGCTTGGGCGATTGCATCGATGTTGTCGTAGAAATCAGTGCCGGTAGCTCGGCAAATCCGTTGAGGCGTATCAAGCCCGTTTTGTATCGACTGAACCGCACCGTTTATTTCTTTGCTGGGGTCCCACCACGGCATCCCTCTGGGTATCCACTCGAACTTTACCTGCGAAGGAAGCATGCCGGCTGGTAGAGTCAGCTCGCCGGAAACAAACCACTGGGCTAGCTTCCAGCGAGTGTAGTCGGTCCGCATTTCGATTTGATCGTCACGCTTGTCTTTGCAGCTTCGCTCATAGTGAAGCCACGCAGCCCTCGATCCGAAAAAGTTAGTGTGCGATTCGTCGTAGCACGAATAGGGAATGTCGAGGCACTTTATCGCGACTTGAATTACCAGCTGCGTGAAGTTTTGAAACTCGCTGCTTGGCGTTTTTGATTCGATGACCTCGACCTTCTCGCCGGCGTCCATGTCGACGTACCGCGTATCGCTTTTGACAAACGCCTGAAAGCCTCGCGGAGCCTGAACGTGATCAAAGTCCTCGTCGGCTCGACCGGACCCATCAGGGATATCATCGATCGCCAACGGAGCCTCTTCCGCATCGCGGTAGAACGCCAAAGCAAAGAGCTGACTGACCTTCGCCTTAAGAAGTGCGTAGGTAAAATTCTCGTAAACATCTCTTAGCGGGTTTAGCCCAGCGACCAAAGGCGAAACGCCTCGTACTTGATCCTGAGCATACCGATCAAAAAAGCCATAATGGATTACGTTTTTGGCTTGGATTTCTCGGACGAAGTTTGTGCCTGTGTAACCGTTGCGAGCGTACACGCCAAAACGCTGTGGTCGACCGTAGCGTGAAACTTGTACTCCGTTGATCCACTGCGAGTCTTGAGTTGTGTCCGGCGGATTGGCTAGAAGGTCGGCTTGCAAACCTTGCATCCTACCGTCCTGCATTTTGATTAAGCAGGTATCGCCATCGAGTACTCGTCGAGCCTCGGCGAGCCGGAACATCTTTTCTCGGCCAAACTTTCCAGCCAAGTCGAACTGCATACGTCCAGACGCCTCGTCCATCAACGTTTCGATTTGATCGTCCAGCTCTTTCGAGCCGGTGACAGCTTTAAAATTAAACTGCGAAACGTAATCCAGATGCCGGCGGACCATCCAACTTGCAAGGGACAAGTTACGAGTAAGGTCGGCTGCGTTTTCCTGTAGCCGATCGTGTTTGTTGCCCTTCGTGTAATAGTCCTCGCGGTACACAGCCGAGCCGGTCTGCTTACGCTTGCCACCATTTTCCAGAGCATCGTAGCCAAACTTGGTTTGACCTTTGCCGAGCAGTCTGTCTAAAAGTTTCATGCTAAATAAATCGTAGCGGTAGTTGGTCGGCGTTTCCGGTACTGGTCGAGCATCGTCTGAAGGCGATCTCTCTCCATCCGTAACTCCGCGATTGAAATCTGAACCGTTGTCCCATCAACCGAGGTCGACGTTACTCCCGATTCAATCTTGGAATCGATCGCTGTGATTTTTTCTTGGATGTTTTGCTGGGTGTACATGCCGGCGATTCTACGCTCCCTTTCGTATCGGTAACAGTGTCTTGTTT